AGTCACACTTCAACCCGCTCGCCACCCGCTACCCGCCTCCGCGACATGGCGGAATGGCAGACACCTTCACCGCCGTTGATCTGTCGCGCCTGCCCGCCCCGCTCGTGGTGGAGGCGCTGTCATACGAGCAGATCTACGCCGCCATGCTGGCACAGCTTCAGCTACTCCTGCCCGGCTTCGATGCCACAGTGGAAAGCGATCCCGCCGTCAAGCTGTTGCAGGTCGTCGCGTATCGCGAGCTACTGCTCCGCGCCCGCGTCAACGACGCCGCCCGTGCTGTCATGCCGGCGTTCGCTACCGGTGCCGATCTCGACCAGCTGGCGGCGCTCCTCGGCGTAGCGCGCCTTCAACTCGTGCCAGCCAACGCCCTCACTGGTGCGCCTGCTGTTCTCGAGACCGATGAGGACTTCCGTCGCCGCTTCCTGCTCGCGCCCGAGGGCTTCTCCGTTGCCGGCCCGGAAGGCGCGTACATCTTCCACGCGTTGTCGGCATCTCCCGAGGTGCTCGACGCCAGCGTGACCAGTCCCTCGCCAGGCGAGGTTGTTGTGACGATCCTGCCCCGCGATCCCGACCTGAACAACGGCCCGTTGCTGGCCAACGTGCAGGCATATCTTACGGCAGAGTCGCGCAGGCCGTTGACTGATCACGTCACCACCCAACTTGCTCAGATTGTTGGCGGAGAGATTTTCGCGGAGATCACGACCTTTGCCGGTCCCGACAGCGCGATCGTGCTCGCCGAGGCCCGCCGCCGCCTAGGCGAGTACCTGGCTGAAAATTACCGGCTCGGCCGCGACATCACGATTTCCGGCCTGTTTGCCGCCCTTCACGTTCCAGGCGTCCAGACCGTGCAGATGCCCGACTGGGGCGACGATATGCCGGTCAGTCGCACTCAGGCGGCGCGGTTCACCGACATAGTCCTGATCCACAAGGGCACCGGCGAATGAGCCTCCTGCCGCCCAACAGCACTGCGTTGGAACGCGCAATCGAGACGGCGACCGCTCGCATCTCCGACGTGCCGACGCCACTCCGCGCGCTTTGGAACCCTGATACCTGCCCGGCCGAGTTGCTCCCCTACCTGGCTTTCGCGCTCTCGATCGACAGCTGGTCTAGCGACTGGCCGGAAGCGATACGGCGCGAGCGCATTCGGCAGGCGATCCCGATCCAGCGGCGGAAGGGCACGGCCAGCGCCGTGCGCGACGCGGTCGCCTCCTTTGGCGGTTCGGTCGCCTTGCGCGAATGGTGGCAGACGACACCCAAGGGTGCGCCGCATACCTTCAGCCTGGTGCTTAGCCTGGACGGCGTCACCGGCCCCGTCGCCAGCGCGGCATATGTCGACCAGGTCATCGCCGAGGTGCGCCGAACCAAGCCGGCGCGCTCTCACTTCACCTTTACGCAAGGGCTGTCGACCCGCGGAGCTGCCGCCGTTGTCGGCGCTGCCCGCCCGGCCGTGTTCGCCCGCCTGCAGCTCGCCGCCTGATCGGAGATCCCCATGGCGCTCACCCTTGTCATCACCAACGCCGGCCGGGCAGCGCTGGTCAACGCGGCAGCCAACGGCACCAACGCCGTGCAGATCGCCAGCGTTGGCGTCTCGCAAACGGCCGTCCAGCCCGCGGCCACGGCGACGATGCTGCCCGGCGAGCTGAAGCGTATCGCCACGATCTCGGGCGACAAGGTCGCGGCCGATGTCATTCACCTGGTCGTGCGCGACGAGAGTGCTGCCGTTTACACCCTGCGCAGCTTCGCGCTCTACCTCGCCGACGGTACGCTGTTCGCCATCTACGGCCAGGCAGGCGCCATTATCGAAAAGTCGGCGCAGGCGCTGTTGCTGCTCGCGATCGACGTGACCGTAACCGACGTGTCGGCAGCCCAGATCACCTTCGGATCGGCCGGTTTCCTCAACCCGCCTGCAACCGTGGATCGCGTTGGCGTCGTTGAGCTGGCTACGGATGAGGAAGCTGCGGCCCTCACCGACGCCCTGCGCGCGCTCACACCCAAAGCTGCAGCCGCGATCTTCACCGCCGCAAACATCCTGTCCCGCCTGCTCACCGTTGACGGTGCCGGCTCGGGCCTCGACGCCGACATGGTCGACGGCCGCCACGTCGGCACCAGCGGCGCTGCCCTGGCCGCCCTCGACGGCAACAACGACTGGTCTGGCCAGCAAACCTTTACCCGCATGCTGTTGAGCGAGGGGACAGGTCCCGCAGGTGCGCTCGTTGGCGGCTTCGAGTGGTTCAACGGCGCTGCCGCAAACGGCTGGTTCTCCGGTGTGCACGTGCACCGGCCCGACAATGCGATCGGGATGAACTTCACCGATCTCAGGTTCTTCACGACCAACGTCAACGCGGCCGAGCGGATGCGCATCACGTCCGATGGCAATCTCGGAGTCGGAATCACCTCGCCTGCCCATCGATTGCATGTCGGAGGAGATATCGGCGGCACCGGAGGGCTGTTCTTGGGCGGCGGCGTACGCAGCACGCGGCCCGCAGCTGCTGCGCCGGGGACGATGATCGGAGGACACGAGATCTTCCACCGCTCTGCCGCGGACGGCTGGTGGGCGGGGATGCGCGCCTACGTTCCCGACGATGCCAGCGGTTTGGATCAGGTCGACCTACGCTTTTATACAACCTTCGGAGCGACCGGCGAACGCATGCGCATCAGCTCCAGCGGCAATATCGGAATCGGCACTGCCGCGCCGTCGTACAGGCTGCACGTCGTCGGCTCTGCCGGGTTCGACGGACCGGTCACCATCAATGGCGGCAAGGCCTGGACGGCCGCAAATGACGGTGCCGGTTCCGGGCTCGACGCCGACATGGTGGATGGTCGCCATGTCGGCGTCGATGGTGACGCGATCGCTTCTCTGGCCGGTAACAATGCGTGGACCGGCAGGCAGAGCTTCTATCAACCGCTGCGCGGGATCGCGAACGTTCTAGCCGGCGGCGTGGTCGGCGGCCACGACCTTTACAACAGCGACCCGGCCAGCGGCTGGTTCGCAGGCATGCGCGCCCATTGCCCGTCCGGATCGCCCGGGCAGAACTTCGTCGATCTCCGCTTCTACACGACCAACGTGAATGCCGGTGAGCGGATGCGCATCACGGCCGACGGCAGAGTTGGGATCGGCATCACCGCGCCCGCGCATCAGCTTCATGTCGCAGGCGGCATCGGCGCTACGGGCGGTCTGTCGCTTGGCGGACCGATTCAAAGCACGCGTGACGTTGCGGGGACGGCCGGCACGAAGGTCGGCGGTCACGAAATGTTTAACAGATCAATCGGCGACGGCTGGTGGGCGGGTATGCGCGCCTATGTGCCGGAAACCGCGGCAGGCCTCGATTTCGTTGACCTCCGCTTTTATACAACGCTCGGCGCAGCTGGTGAGCGGATGCGCCTGACACCGGGCGGCGACCTCGGCATCGGCACGACCGCGCCGAATTACCGCCTCCACGTCGTCGGCAACGTCGGCTTTGACGGCCCCGCCTTTCGCCATGGCTCTGGTCGTTACTTGCACCATGCCGATCCGAACATCGGCGGCGAGACGATCACGCGCGGCGCGAATGCGCCCGCTGGCGGCACGGACGGCGACATTCATCTGCAGGTAGACCCCGCCGCCGGCAAGCTGCGCGTCTGGTACAATCACGGCAGCCAATGGCTGGGCAGTTGAGGAACAGGCCATGAAGTTTAAGATCACCCGCGTCGACGTTGGTGCCGCCCAGGTGGCCGTCACCTTCTCGGAAGGCGAGTTCGTCCACAGGCGTATGGTCAACGCCTGTTTCGACGGCGACGGCAAGTATGATCCCGCGGCGACCAAGCTGCGCGTCATCGACGTGGCAAGGGGCGTCGAGCAGAAGATGGCTGTCGGCGCGATCGGCGAACCAGCGACTGAGGCCGAATAGCCTTTGGGTGTGGCAAGCCCTGCCACACCCGGCGACGCGCGCGCTTCGGCCTGACCACCGCCATGGTCACGGCTCCCATGACCGCCCTTTCCGATCCTCGCCGTGTCATCGGTAACATCGTGCAGTTCGGCACGGTCGAGAGCGTCGACCTGCCCGCCGCCACGTGCCGTGTCCGCGTGGGCGAGATCGTCACGGGCGATCTGCCCTGGCTCGCATCCCGCGCCGGCGCGACCCGCATCTGGTCCCCGCCCACCGTCGGCGAGCAGTGCGTGCTGCTCTGCCCGGAGGGTGACTTCGAGGCGGGTGTGGTGCTCCCGGGTCTGTTCTCCGATGCCGCCCGGCCGCCCAGCACCCTCGGCACGATCAACGTGGTCCGCTACTCCGACGGCGCATTCGTGCAATACGACACGGTCGCCAAACAGCTGTCCGCCGTTCTCCCCACGGGCGGCAAGGCCGTGCTGCGCGCATCGGGCGGGGTGACGATCACGGGTCCGGTGACGATCGCCGGCCGGCTCACCGTCCAGGGCGACGTGTCCGTCACCGGCACGGTGACCAGCAGCATCGACGTGGTCGCCGCGGGCAAGAGCCTGAAGGGCCATAAGCATCTCGGCGTCGCCGCCGGCGCCGCCGTGTCGGGTCCGCCCGAATGACCGGCATGGACGCCGTCACCGGCAAGCCGCTCGCCGGCCTCGATCACCTGCGCCAGTCGATCGCCGATATCCTGGCGACGCCGATCGGCAGCCGCGTCGCGCGCCGCGAATACGGCTCGCTCCTGCCGGAGCTGGTCGACCAGCCCATGAACGCGGCCGGCCGCATGCGCCTGATCGCCGCGGCCGCGCTGGCCGTGATGCGCTGGGAACCACGCATCCGCCTGTCGAACATCGCGGTCGAGCAAGTCGGCCCCGCCACCTTCGCCGTCGCGCTCGAGGGGCGGCGCACGGACGTGCCCGCCTCGCAGTC